TTAACAAAAGCTTTAGATCTAACGTCTTTCATCAAGGCTCTATGTTGCGCTCTTTCTTGAGGCAAACTGGCGGATTTATTCTCACTTTCCCACCTGTTTCTCCATCTTCTAGCATCTTTACCGCTTAGGTCCACTGATAGTTCACTGAACTCGCTCCAAGACATTCCATTAAAACCGCGTTCTACATAAGCGTCAGCCATTCTCCCATACGCTTCTGGGTTAGATTCCCCACTAGGTGCCTTGATTGATTGAACAATCGTTTTAAAGTCTTTTGGATTGGTAACCCTACTTAGCAGTATATGTCTGGTTGTATCGCTTTCAAGTTCGATCATTGTACTATAAGGTTTACCCGCTTGAGCTTGCTTTCGAATATCCAATAACAACTCATCTGATGCCTTTTTAGAAGCTCTACGTTCTAAATTTTCTCTTTGTCGTTCGATGTTGTCGTTAACTTCAAGAGCTTTAGCTTTAACTTTTACGTTTTGGATGCCACTTAATATTTTCTTTTTCTCACTTAAGCTTTTACCTTCCAACTCTCTTACAGCTTTGAAGGCTTTTTGTTTAACTTCAAATTCCTCAATTGTCTTATTGAGTTTACCCATATTAGAAGGGTCTATAAGTTTACCATAACCCTTCAGCATGAATTTAGCCGTATCGACTTCTCCGGATCTCGTTAAATTATCTATTGTGGCGTATACAGTTTCGCTCATGTTCTTTTTAATCTTAGTGGCAAGAGAGGGAGATGCGGTTATTTCACCGTCTTCAGCTTGATCTGCTGTACCCCGAGCTACACCTTCCCTGAGTCTTATATCTTTTATTTCAGTCAAGGCGTCGTTGAAAGCTTCAAGAGTGGTTAGATCATCTGGGTTAACAATCCCACCTGCTGATATAGCATTTTGTTGTTGTGTGAACACGGCTTCGTTTTTAACTTTACTGTCGTACTTATTGAACTGTTGACCGTATGAGCTTAACCTTTGGTTGTATAAACTATCGTGAGTTTTAAGTAATCTATTTCCGACAACGGCTTTACCCTTTTCGGACAACTCACTATTATTCTTCATTATCTCGTCAAACTTTTGAGTCGCTTCAGCATCAAAGTCGTTGTAAGCTTGTGTCGGGTCACCGTCTTTGTGGATTAAACCGAAGGTGCCTGTTTTAAAATTCCCAAAAACTTTTTCTTTATACCAACGATTATATTCATTATTGGCGGCATCTGATGCGGTATTGATTGTATCGTTTTCCACCTTCTCGACAAAACCGTTCACAGCACTAGCTAAACCAATGGCTGCATTACTTGTTCGAGTAAAAGGCGTCACAGTGTCAACTTGTTGGGTAGGTAGACGACCAACCGTCGCTGATGCCACCGGAGCGAATCTATTCAATTTCGGTATTTGTACAGCCATCACGCTTCCTTATCCGTCAAAAGTTTCCTCTGACTACCACTCGAGTTTTCGCTCGACCCTAATGTAACGGTGGTTAAACCTCTCAACAATCCTGATTCAAAAGCGGAAGCTGAGTTAACGTCACCTTGGGCTCTAGTTAAAGAAGCACCTATTCTTACATTTCTAGCTTGCATCCTTAACCCTGACGCTTTATTCCTGGCAACGGTTTGGATCGCCTGTTGGTTTAAGAACCCTATAAGCCTTGTTTCTTCTTGTATAGCCTTTGCTGTACCTGAACTCACATCCACGTCTTGAGAGGCAAATGCGACCCTCTGACTACCAACTGTAGTGTCTATGGTTGATTGATATCTGCTAGACTGAGTGAACCCGTCTTGTTCAGCTGCATGCGCATCAATTTCTATGAGGTCAGCATTCGCCTCATTGGCTCTGGCTGTCTCCTCTGCGACGTCGTCTATTCGTTCGGACTGCTCATGCGCTTGCCATAATTGAAGCGCCGCTATCGCTATGAAACCAAATGCCATTTTTTACCTACCCCTCTTCATATCGGTTAAGTCAGGTATAATAGAAAGTATTTCAAAATGTAGAGGGTCAACCTGTCTTATGCAAACCGTACCGTGACCTTTCCAATCACCTTCAACTGTAACTTCATATCTGTGATTTTTAGGTTGATCGTATCTATTACCTATTATTTCGTCATCCTCGCTGTAGTCCACCAAGTACGAGTCAATCTCATCCATTCCATTGACTTTGTCGTCATCAGGGAAATTACTACCGACATAAAGTCCTCTTGAGTTATCAACTTTAACGTACACCTTGTTAGTGGTGACTGACTCTATGAGAACCGGACGTTGCTCTACGGTATCTATACTTAACGTTTTAACGTCCATCGTGTAAGGGCGGCCTATATGAACAATAGCTCCTATCAGACTGTTAGGTAACGTTAAAGAGCCCGCAACTACTGTAGATATTGGATAATTTTGTATGTCATTGTTAGGGGAAGATACTACAGACCCGTCAACAATGACAGAAACTGACTCGTCATCCAAATGATCAAGGCTTGTAAATGTAACTTGTGTTTCATATAACCTCGGATTCGTTGCGTATGTTGAAGGAAACTCAGCAGACGGTTGAACTGTCACCGAGTCGTCACTTGCTCTAGCAGTTACTTCAAGGTCTGTGATAGTTTTATCAATAGGGTGAAAATGTCTTAATATAGTACCAACAGCACCCGCTCCTGGGTCTGGGAAAATCGCATCATCTACAACCGAAAGTGTTAAAGGCCCATCCCAAACACCAGGGGTTAGAGGTGCAAGTGTGATATCATCATCTGTTAAATTGTCGTTCAACAGAGAACTCCAAGATACCATGGAGTCCATTGCAGCAATACTATTCTGCATATCAGCTTCACTGTCTAAGAGGATCGCTTCAGGTGACAGAATTCTAGGTACTATCTTTTCAATGTAACGAACACCGTTTTTATTGGTGATAAATAAAACTTCGCTAGGGAAAGTAAAAGGGGCCACTGTAGCGTTAGGGTCTGTTGCGGCAATGCTACTAGCCACACCCTCGACAGGGAATTCAGAGTCATGACGAGTCCATGCTCTCATTTTATGATCCCTCTCGTAAGTAAGAGACGCTAGAGTACCGTCGCTGAAACTCACCCATAACAAGGGTATCTCCCCGTCTTGGAAAGCCCAAGAGACGACCTTTTTATCAAACAAATGGTCACTAAAAATACTAATCTCAACACCAAGATACGATCTGAACTCGTCAGAAAATCTCAACTCTCTAACGGTGTTTGTTGTGGCGTCTATAAATAAAACCCCACCAGGAACAGATATAGGAGGGACATCGACGTCTATTGTCCAATTGCCTTTTTTATCCAGAGATAAATTAGTCGGAGTCAAAGCTCCTGTGTGAACAAATACACCTTGAGACGTGAAAGCTATAAGACCATCGTGTTCGATTAAATAATAAATATCTGCAAAATCTCTAGCGCCGGCACTAAGGCTAATAGCCGAGTCGTCACTGTAAGGGTAGTCTCTGTAGAAATTATTCTGAAAACCTGTCCTAGAAGCTTCTAGTAAATCCCCATCGGATAAGATTAACCTTTGCTGATATACAGTCCCTGTTCTAGACCCTAAAAGTCTAGGGTCTGTTATTGTATGTTTGGAAAGACCAGGACTTGGGGTAGGTAAACTATGACCGAAATCGACATCCCCTCCCGAATCATAGAACACACCTTCAATATCAACCCCTACAGTATAGACTGATGTACTACTACCGACAAACCCGAATGCACCCGCATTTAAGGGTCTACTATAAACCCTCATCTCACTGACGGTGGGACCTGACGCGCCACCGATAACCCTAGCTGTGACCACATTCGCCTCACCGTAAGCTACAGCATCTCGCGGGGTGTTCAAACTCGTTATAAGAGGTGCAGACTCTTGCCCTCCTATGACAAACGTAATCGCGTACTCGATAAGGTAACCTGTAGTTAACACACTCAGTGCTACAATTGTCGGGTTACCAGGAGGACCGAACGCTCCAACAAAAGAAAAGGTACTCAACTTTATAGTCTCCATGTCAACACCGTTGATGAGCACCATTACTAGATCGAAACCCACATCTACAAATTGAATTAAAGGTAACAGATCTTCAGTTGCACCATGCGCAAGTTCACCTACTAAAGTACCGTCCATTTCGTAGACTCTAAAGTATAAATGTCCCCATTCTATGAACATCCCTGAACTAGACGACGTGTGAATCTTAACTTTTCGGTCGGCAAGTTTCGCTTCGATTAAATGTTTTCTACCGGATCTAGACAGCAATCGACCTGTCTTACCTACTACGACACTTCTTGCGGTGTCCAATCCTGATCTATATTTTTCAAGAGTCGTTCGTTCACGTAGAGCAGGGTCCAACTCACCTGATGAGAAACTCGCTTGAATCTTTAGTGACATTTAATCTAACCTCGCTTGAACGAACTCTGACTCAACTTCTGGGTCATCGTAGACAAAGTTCTCGTTTCTATCTTTTTCCTGAGCTTCTGCTTTTTGGACAACATACATTGTCGTAATTGATTTTCTTAAAGTGTCTGCCCCTTTACCAACAATCAATGGAGCAGATAGAACCGCCAATTTATAAGCTAAAGCTAAACCGGCCGCGGCACTTAAGTGAGAGAGGATTACGTCTTTTGGTATATACTCTATTACGGCGTCAAGTTGATTTGTGAAAATCACTTTCACACCCTCGTGTATACCGACTTGTTTAGGTAAAAAAGTAGAAGGGTTATCTTTTACGACAGGTGATTGGAGTCGTCTGAACAATACGCAATTATCAGGATATTTATAAGCATAAAGCCAAAGATCATTCGGGTCTTCAGCGACTAAGGCGGCTGTTACTTGAACAGCCGTTGACGTTAAGTTTAAGTCAGATAATGTTGTGTTAAGTGCCACGGGATAATGAATGTTTAACACTTTAACTTGATTGGACTTATCAGTCTCAGTGTTCAACACTTGGCGGTTTAACAACAATGCACCAAGAGCTAAATTGTAGATTTCTGCTTTTGAATACATGACCCGCCTTTACTAAGCGGGTTTTAGTTACCCGCTATTTTTTTTCTATGCTGTTTCTTCTTTTTTTCCATTAACTCTTTATGCTTTTTTTCCATAACCGGGTCGAGACACTTCATCCATTTACCGACCAAACTCATAGAAGCAACTGTAAATTTATCACCTACCACCTTACGGGAGCAATGAATATAACCTGGTAGAATAGCCTGAACCTCAATACCTAAAGTCAAAGGTTTAGATTCAACTTTCTTCATTGAATCAGGTAGTACATCCCCAACACCAGGGGCACCAATGGCTTCATGAGTTCTATCGTTTAATGACGGAGTTTCTACCGTGTTAGACGGTTTCATTAAACCAGGGACTGAACTTTCTTTACCACTCTCTGTTTTATCCAGAGAGGGTATTTTTTTGTTATCGCTCATATTAAGCCTCTGAGTTCACAGCTTTAGGGAATGATTTATATTTAGCAATCTCGTCTTGTGGTACAAGATACGCGTCCATGGTTACAGTTGTCGTACCACCTGTCGCCGTGTTTTGATATCCAATATACTTACGATCCATCACACCTTGAGGGATTGGTAATTCAAATTCAGAACCGAGAATTAAATCAGCTGCTAAAACTGTAATTGTACCTAAGATCTCTTTATTAGTTGTTAAGGCGGCGTTATCCGCTTGAACAACATCGAAAACGTGAGTTGAACCAGCACCAGCAGCGACGGTAGGCATTAACAAAACAGCCATTCGACGACCGATACTAATATCTTGTGCAGCTGTTTGTTTCTCGTAAGCGTTCGCGCTAACGGTCGCGGAACCTGTGAAGGCTTGAGCAACGGAAAGTTGATTTTCTACATCAAATCTCATATAAGATTCTCCTTGAAAAGTTAAAAAAATTCAAAATCTAAAAAAGCCCGAAGGCTTTTAATTAAGCTGTTACAGCAGACTCAGTGTTCAATAAAGCGTCTGATCTTCTAACGGGTCTTCCCAAGAACATAAGAACTGGAACTCCACCGAAATTATCAAAAGTTAATCCAGCACCGGCACCGACTTTTGTTAAAGCCTGTTTATGTAAGAAAGCTTCAATTGTTCGGTTAACATACCAGTAACCTGTACCGTTTTGTGGGTTGTGAATTTTATAAGAAGCACTAATCATTAGATCTAAAAGATCCGCTGCACCTGAACCTGTTTGAAGGTTTGAGATGTCAATATTAGCGATTCGAGCAGCCTGACGATAATCTTTAACTACAAGACCATGGTCAATTTCAAATTGCTCCTCGAATCCCCAAAAACTCCCTGCATCACCGTTTGAATCAAGAGCTGAGATTTGAACTTCTTTAGCACCAGCTGAGCGATCTGTTCGCTTTAAACCGGCTTGAGTTCCCGCAGGGTAGATACCAAAAATGGCTCTTTCACCCCAATTAGCTAAAAGAATTGAAGTATTATCAGACCCTGAACCACCAGCATCAACGATTTGTTTTGATGTTTCTTCAGTAGTAGCCAAAGTTGAATAGATATCGAAAAACCCTGCAACCTTACGGTTGGAAGATATTGGAGACCCGTAAATCGTTAGGTTCGCGTGCTCGATAGCGTGAGCTTGAATATGCCCTTGGGCTTGATTCCATCGGTTATAACCGATTCGATCTGTTCCGCCACGTTTAGCAACCGCTGAGTCGATTTGAGATTTTGACTCAAAATGGGCAGCTGTGAAACTTCTTTCTTCAACAGTTGTTTTAGAAGCCGGAATTGCCTGATTGGCTTTACGGTAATAAACAGCCGGTAAATCAGAACGTATGTCCTCTTTGTGGATAGTACCTTCGTTCATTTCCATATAAGGAATATCCATTAACATTGGATTCTCTTCGACTAAAACCTCAGCGACTTTGCCGATTTGCTTATTTTTACTTTTCGCCACATCGGCTAGAGTTACTAATTTAGTTCCTAAAGCAGCCATCTATAAATCTCCTATCAAGAGTTGTAAAAATCTAAAGGGTCATTCTCTTTGTCCTCTTTAGATTGATTTGGTGTAAATGGGTCCCCTTGAGTCAACTTCTCAGTTGAATAAAAGTGATCAGCCATTTTCGCTAAATCCTTCATAACATAAGGAGGCAACATTATGTCACCATCTGTCAATACTTTTTTTAAATTAGGCATATAATCGTCGATCACTTTATCGACACGCTTGGCGTTGTGTAGGAATTTTTCACCACCAAAGTCCGGATCAGATTTAAGCTCTTCCTTCCACTCCTTGCGTCTTGTTACTTTTTTCTCCTGAGCTTGAGCTTTCGCATCATTTACAGAGTCTTCGTATTGTTTAACTTCAGCTTTTTTATTCTCGACTAAAGCTTGAGCCAGTTTCTCGTCAATTTTATTATCTTTAACGAAATTTTGTAGACTGGTCACCTCTTCAGGTAACAGACCATCAGTGTCTTTTAGTACGACGTCAACCGATGATTGGTCACCTGATTGGTTAGGTGGAACTTCATCACCTTGTTTCGGAGGGTCTTGTTTCGGAGGGTCTTGTTTCGGAGGGTCTCCGTCTTTACTGT